GACTATGAAACCATAATCAACGAAGTGGCTTATCTGCGCAATCGCTGGCTGGGTATCATGAAGGGCCTGGATACCAAACAGTGGCAGATGGGTCATATCGTTCGCTTGCGCACAGCGGGCATGGAAGATATTCAGGTATAATCGGCGTATATAAATATCAGCATGAAAACTATCGTGCTGATCACCGGTGGCTTTGACCCCATACATTCTGGCCACATCGCATACCTACAGGCAGCTAAAAAGCTAGGAGATATCCTGGTGGTAGGTGTGAACTCTGATGCTTGGCTTGCAAAGAAAAAAGGTCGGGCATTCATGCCAGTCTTGGAACGTACTGCTATCTTGCGTGGTATGACTGGCGTGGATTTCGTTATCGACTTTGACGATTCGGATGGTTCAGCCAAACATGCTATATGGATGGTGCGACAGAGCTACCCCCAAGATCGCATTGTATTTGCCAATGGCGGTGACCGCACCAATGCCAACATTCCTGAAATGGATGTCAAGGACGATAACCTTGAGTTTGTGTTTGGAGTGGGCGGTGAGGATAAAAAGAACTCTAGTTCATGGATACTAACAGAATGGAAAGCACCTAAAACTCCACGTGCTTGGGGTTACTATCGTGTGTTGCATGAACAAGATCAGCAGGTCAAAGTCAAAGAGCTTACTGTGGAACCCGGGCAACGCCTTAGTATGCAAAGACATACTGATAGGGCAGAGCACTGGTTTGTATCAGAAGGCCGAGCCACAGTATACAGTCTAGATCGTAGCACAGACATGGATCTGTTGGGCACCTATGAGAAGTTTGATCACATACACATCTGCCGTGAACAATGGCACCAACTGTGTAACGAAACTGACCAACCACTCAAGGTGGTAGAAATACAGTACGGTCCACGCTGCGTGGAAGAAGATATAGAGCGACGATGATTCCAATATTTGTAGGTTACGATCCCAGAGAAGCAGTGACATTCCACGTGTGCGTGAACAGCATCATACGCCATGCCAGCCAACCAGTGCAAATCATACCCATAGCATTGAACCTGTTTTCAGACTATGATGAGACTCATACCGACGGTTCAAATCAGTTTGTGTATGCCAGATTCCTTGTGCCGCACCTGATGTCATTTGATGGTTGGGCCATATACATTGATGGTGATATGGTAGTACGTGATGACATCGTGAAGCTGTGGGATATGAAACAGTATGACAAAGATGTCATGGTGGTCAAGCACGACTATAAGACTATCATGCAGCACAAGTATATGGGTGCCAAGAACGAAGATTACCCACGCAAGAACTGGAGCAGCGTGATCTTATGGAACTGTAATGCTTTTCCCAATAGGATACTCAAGCCTGATTTTGTGCAAGAACAAACCGGTGCATTCCTACATCGTTTCTCATGGTTAGAAGATCACCGCATAGGTGAGTTGCCCCGGGATTGGAACTGGTTGCCAGATGAACTTGGTGAGAATCCTGATGCTAAACTTCTGCATTACACATTGGGCGCACCTTGCTTCTACGAATATGCTGATACTGTACAGGCAGATCAATGGCACAACGAACTAAAGTTGACCACACATTGCCAACAGAGATTCCATCCCGAACCCACGGCAGTCGTGCCACATGAGTTTGATCAAATCGTCCCAGAGATAAAAGAAATATTCAACAGCATATTAAAATATCGTGTGGATCCAGCAGGCGAATACTATGGCATGACCTTGCAGGCATTGCAAGATAAGTTGGCTGCTTTGCCCGTGGATCAAATAGTGGCATTGGACAGCGAATACAGATACGAAAGAAAAGGACACATGTACGATCCTGTGTTAGAAAGTTTTGTGCGAGGAGCAGGTGGTCAGGTATCAACATGGGCCAAACAAGAAACCACAATGACTCCTGCTGTGTTGCGAGGCATAACCAAACGCAAACAGATGGAAGCATGCCGTGCTGCCGGTAGAGATTTCTACTACATGGACACAGGATACTTTGGCAACGGTAAGAAGAAGTCCTATCACCGCATCACCAAAAACGATGTGCAAAACTTTGGACCCATAATCGAACGTCCAAGAGATCGACTGGATCGAACAGGTGTAAAGTACAAAAAGTTCCGCCCAGGCAGGAACATATTGTTGGCACCACCCAGCCAGAAACTGTTGAACCTATATGATATCAATCTGGAAGAATGGCTGCAACAGGTTCAGGCTGAAATCAAACTACACACTGATCGTCCTGTTGTAGTGCGTCTCAAACAAGGTCGTGCTACCCGGGTGAACGATGATACCATAGAAATGGCATTGGATCAAGATGTGCATTGCCTTGTGACATTCAGTAGCATAGCAGCAGGCGAAGCATTGCTATGGGGCAAACCAGCTATCACACTAGGACCCAATGCTGCTGCTGCATTGTGTAGCAACAGTATCTCAGAGATCGAAACACTGAAGATACCCACACTTGATGAAGTAGATGCTTGGGCACGACACATAGCATACTGCCAGTTCACTGAATACGAGATGAGAGATGGCACAGCATGGCGTATACTAAATGACCATTGATGCTGTAGTATACATCAGTTCTGTGGCCAATGCCAAGAAACATTCCAGGAAGATAGCATGCCTAGAAAGTTTCGCAGCGGGAGTAAAACACCTTGGACACTCTGTGGTCACTGAGTGGGACTACAAGTACACTCCTAGTCGATTAGCGGTGATGTTGGGATGGGCGACCACAAACACTGGTGGTCAGAACATTGCTTTGCGCAAACAGATCATTGCAGATCAACAGCGTTGGGGATTCCATACCATGTGCATAGATGCCAGCTGCTGGAAGTACCTTGACGATAATGGCACATACTTGCGTTACAGTTTGGGTGGTCCTTTCTATGATCGTGCAGAATATGCCAATCACAACAGCGACGACACCAAATGGCGTGAAATCAGCACACAACTCAACATACAGTTAAATGATGTGGTGATAGATCAACCCAATGGCCATATACTAATATGCATGCAGAGAGATGGTGGCTTTGCAATGAAAACTCTTGATCCATTGGATTGGTTAGGCGGCAAGATAAAACGTATACGTGGCAGGACACAAAGACCTATACTGGTCAGGCCACATCCAGGTGCTTACAAGTTGCAAGACTTTGACCGATTTAGGAATATGCCAGGAGTGACTGTGGTAGAACCAACACAGAGTTCGTTGTTGGATAATCTAAAGAACGCTCATGCTGCGGTATTCTTCAACAGTTCAGCCAGTGTAGCAGCAGCCATCGCCAATGTGCCAGTGTTTGCAGATGATCAGAGTTGTGTGAGTTGGTCGGTGGCCAACCGAGATTTAACCAACATTGAAAGCCCCAAAAGATTTGATAGATCACAGTGGATCAATGATCTAGCAGCGGCACATTGGAGCGATGAAGATGGACGCCAAGGGCGCATCTATCGCAAGTTCTTGCCTTACTTGACTTCTACTACCAAATCGTAGTTCTGTCCTTTGACTTCTGGCCATTTGTGGCTTTTGTCAACTACAGAAATATCTTCCTTCACAATGGTTACCGGCATGTTACGCAGTACCTTTTCACGCCACCAGGCTGGCGACTCCACGATAAGATGTGCGTTACGACCGTCGGGCAAGTGTTTTTTGGCCGGGTAACAAGCGATCCGGAACCAACCAGCTCTCAATATCTTACTGCCAATCAACTGTAGTGTGGCATCCAGATGCTCAGGTTCGATATGTTCAAACACATCTGCACTGACTATGGCATCAAATGATTTTTTGGGTATGTGACAATGATTAGCGTTACCTGGATCATACCCTTCTGCACAGATCTGTGGATATGCCTCTTCGATAGCAGCTATCAATGCACCATGCCCACAGCCAAAATCCAATATGGTAGTGGGTTGATACTGATCTAAAAATGGTCTCACTGCTGACAAACTTTTGCTGCCACGCACGAACTGTCCTTGTCCGTGCATAGTAGTCAACTGTTTTTGATATTCTGGATTGATGATCATCGATGATTTACTTCCACAAACTGATACTTACCTTCAAACGTATCAGGTACATCTTTCCAAGTTCCTTTGAGCTGATCATCTATCCAGCTGTCATAGTGCATGCGATCTTTCCACCACCAAAACAGATCGCTGCCTTTCCAATCACGGAAATGACTGCGGAAAAACTCTCTAGTCCTGGGTAACTTAAAGTACTCAGGATCGTACATGGTTTTTTTGTCTTTGGCTTCTCGTTGGAAGTTTATTCCAATGAAACAAAACTTTGTGGCATATGATTCCAGTAAGTCACGCACCCAAGGCATGTCATCATCGGGTATGCTGTTTAAGACCTGTGTGCAGATCACTCCGTCAAACTTAGTACCTCTGGGAGGAAGCTGTTCAAATCCTTCTACACATGGATCATAGCAATATACCTTGACCCCCAAATATTTGTCAAATGTTTGCCATTCTGAATCAGGTAACTCTAAACCTGGGCCACCACCATATGGTAACCGATCTTTGTATTGTAATCCTTTGCCGCAACCATAATCTAGTATGGTCTTAGCATTATACCTCTGCACCAGATCATATATCTTTTTTTGATACTTGACCACATCGTATCCAGCCCAACTCTTGTTGTTCTTCTGGAACTCTGCGCCACGTGCTACGGACTCAAGATAGTATGGACTCACAGTAACTTTATCTCCACAGTGGCTCGTTTCTTGCCGCCTGCATTAGATACCACATTCACTATTTCAAAACCATCTACACCAATGTAGTTTGTGGCTGTGCCTTTGCATCTTATGTCTAATATGATGCGGGTGTTTTCGTGACTATGACGCTTCATGAGATCTATGTAGGTTTTAACTGGGTAGTGATGTCCACAGCTCAACCAAGATGTTATGAGATCAAACTTGACATCGCTGGGTATGTTGATGTTGTTGGCATCCACTAGATGATAGTTTTTGGTGCCAAGTTCTTGTAGTTTGGCATCCAAGAAGTCAAAGCTGTGATAGAACTTTAGTTCGTTGCTGTCAGTATTCCAGTTGCCATAGCTGGCAGTTTCAGATTTTTGTGCGTTGGTTTTACTATCACCATCCAAAAGCCAAAGCTCTGTGCCATACTTTTCATTGAACCACCTGCTCTGCCAGGCAAACCCACAACCTATGTCCAGTAGCTTTCCCACTGGTTGACCTAGATAAGCATCTGCTATTTCCCAACCAGCACGATGCTTGGCTATATATCGTTCTTTGGTCCATTTGCGAGACCAGGTAGCGGAATCCTCGGCACCCTTGTCTATATCATCTACCATCCCATTATCCAATCATCTCTTATTTGATCTAACTTACGCATACCCCAACTCTCCAACAATCCCACAGCAGCAAACTGTCCATATTCTTTGCTGTAAGCATCGTGGGGTTTCTGTTCAATGACCACTATGGGTCGCCAATGTTTCACTGTTTGTTCTGCACCTTGCAGTACACGATATTCATAACCTTCACAGTCTATCTTTATATAGTCTATATTTTCCATCTTTAGATTGTCCAGACGAACTACTTGCACATCGCCGCGGCCCATACTGGCAGGATCAAGATGACTATGGCCACTGTTGCCTTCTGTGATGATCATAGTGCCTTGAGTGTCTTGGTCTCCCAAGGCCAATGGACTGATAAAAAAGTTATCACCACTCACATTCTTCTCCAAGCACTCTCGGAACAAGGCCACTGGTTCGAACGCAATGACCTTGGCAAAGTTATCCACTAAGTCTCGACTCCATAGCCCCACATTGGCACCAATGTCTAGAGCTGTGCCTCGTTTGGAGCAGAGCTCAATGCTGCGTCGACGCACAGCTATTTGGTATTCTGGTGGTAGGCCTTTGTCTACACTTTTCTTCAACATCCTGGGAAAGTGTGTTTCAAAATCCGGGAACTGCCAACCGTAATGTTCATGCATGTTCTGTCTCCTGTAATATTCTCATTGCTGTGCCATCGGCCAGCTCTGTGTTGTGGAACTGCCCGTATGCAAGATGGCAGGCCCAATCGTGTATTTGATCCCGATCTGGATACCATGGATCATTAATCTTTGACAAGTCGGTGTTGGCCACTGGACGAGCAGCATTGCAATCAGCTAACA